AACTCCAAATCAATTTGCAGATGCAACATGGGGCGCTGAAAAAGCTGGTTTAGGTCAATTAGGAACAGCAGATACAGCTTTAGGGTATGGTGCCCAAGGTGCAGGCACAGGGCAACAAGCTTTAGGGTATGGTGCCCAAGGTGTAAACACAGCAGGACAGGCTTTAGGGTATGGTGCCCAAGGTGCAGGCACAGGGCAACAAGCTTTAGGGTATGGTGCCCAAGGTGCAGGCACAGGGCAACAAGCTTTAGGGTATGGTGCCCAAGGTGCAGGCACAGGGCAACAAGCTTCAAATTATGGTGGGTATGGTGTAAACCTTGGGTTAAATGCATCAGGAAATGCCGCATTACAAGCCCAAGTGCAAAGGGTAACTGCTGAAAATACAGGGCTTAATTCAGAATATTTAGGAAACCTGTCTGCAACTAGGTCATATCAACAAGGGTTAGATCAACAGGCGCAAGCTGGCGGGTACGGTTCACAAGGATCGCAATATGGCGCACAAGCGGCAGGTCAGGCGGGACAAGGCTACGAAGCTGGTGCGCAATACGCACAGCAAGCTACTACTCCAAATTCTATTAGCGCATATATGTCTCCTTATATGCAAAATGTTATGGAACAACAAGGGCGAGAGCTTAACCGTAACTATGATATAAGCGGGGCTCAACAGCAAGGTCAAGCAACACAAGCAGGGGCATTTGGTGGAAGCCGTGAAGCTCTTATGGCCGCTGAAAATGACCGTAATAGAAACATGGCGCTTAACAAAATGCAAGCTGAGGGTATGCAAAACGCTTATACAGCAGCTAATGCCAACCAACAATTTGGTGCAAACTTAGGAATACAAGGTTTGAATGCTGGAACGAATGCTATGCAAGCGGGTATGCAAGGTTCACAAGTTGGACTACAGGGTGTGCAAGCGCAAACGGCAGCGTCTAATATGCAACAGCAAGGTATTGGACAGGGTTTACAAGGATATCAACAAAAATTGGCAGCCGCACAAGCTCAAACTGCAGCATCTAATATGGAACAACAAGGCGCTCAAGTAGGTATTCAAGGTGTGCAGGCTGGCTTACAGGGCGTACAAGGTCAACAACAAGCCGCTCAAGTTGGATTGTCAGGTGTACAAGGTGCGCAACAAGCCGCTCAAGTTGGATTGTCAGGTGTACAAGGTCAACAGCAAGGGTATCAACTAGGTCTTCAAGGTGTACAAGGTGCGCAACAAGGGTATCAACTAGGTCTTCAAGGTGTACAAGGTGCGCAACAAGGGTATCAACTAGGTCTTCAAGGTGTACAAGGTGCGCAACAAGGGTACGCAGGGGCAGCTCAAACAGCAGGAACCCTTGCTAATATTGGTCAGCAACAGTTAGCTGCACAAACAAGTAATATAGACACCAGACTTAAAGTTGGAGGGGCAGAACAAACCCAACAACAGAATATTATTAACCAAGCAGTACTTGACTATCAGAACGCTCAACAGTACCCGTACATGCAAATGGGTACTATGTCTGATCTTATACGTGGTACGCCGTTACGGAGTGCAGGTGATGTTACTTACCAAGCTCAACCAAGTGCGCTTACTCAAGGTATAGGCACTATAGGCTCATTAGGGGCTGCCTATATGGGTATGCAAAACCGTAAAGAAGGTGGCGTCATCCAAGAAAAAGGTTATGCTAACGGAGGTATTGTTGGTTATAAAGAAGGGGAAATAGTTAAAGATAATGTTGAGGGGCGTACTAGAAAATATTTAGAAAACCTAGATCAAAGTCAACTAGCAGAGTTTATACAGACTAGCCCTAGTGAAGAAGCCAGTGCTATGGCTAAAGAAATATACCAAACAAATTCAACTGCTGGAACTATGACTCCGCCTATACAGCAAACAGCTGGGACTCAAATGGCTGCTAAAGGCGGTATCATGGGATACAAAGGCGGTGAGGGTATTGAAGATGAGTTTGAAGGTGTAGGTTCTAAAGAAGGTAACTTACATAGTTTGTTGCATGGTAAGGGTATGAAGTACAGTACCATGCCAAGTGATAAAAATAGAAAGCAAGTTGAGTATGCAACAGGGGGTATAGTAGCGTTTAAAGAAACAGGAGGCGTAGAAGATAAATTACTTAAAAAAATGGAAGATGATGATAAAAAGTATAAAAAGGACCCTAACAAACAAAGATTACCTTTTGATCTTGAGAGAACAATCGTAGACAACGATAATTTACAAAATGTAGATAAGAACCTAGCTGCACAAGAAAGAATAGATGCAACTGTAGCAGCTAGACAAGGTATTGCACCACCTCCAGTAGTAACGGCGCCAGTAGCAGCCCCACAAGCTCCTACACAAACACAAACACAAGTACCAGCACCAATGCAAGTACAGGCTCCAGCAGAACAAGCGCCAGCGGGTATTCCTATAGCTAAGGCGCCGCAACTTGACTGGTTACAAAGTGTTGAAAAAGATATTAACCAAGAGGAAAAACCTTTAAGTTTCTATGAAAAACAATTAAAAGATGCTTATTCAGAAGCTGGAGTCAGACCTGCTAGTGAACTATATGGAGAGGAAAGAAAGCGTCTTGATGAAGAGAAAGCTGGCCTAGGTAAAGATGCAGAAAAAGAAAACTGGATGACAGTATCTAAGATATTTGCAAACTGGGGAAGAACCCCCGGTCCTGTATTATCCGCTGGATTAAATGCGCTAAGTACTTCTATACCAGATTTTATACAAACTGCTAAAGACAAAACAGCATTTGAAAAAGCTTCAAATAAAGCTCGTGATCTTTTAGATAGAGCTGAGAACGCTGAGAAAAGAGGTGATGTACAGGCTGCATATAAACTAAGAACTGATGCCTCAAAAACCATGCTTGATAAAGGCGAAATTATGGTTAAGGCTAGAGCAGAAAAAGCTAAAATGGATAGTCTTGAAACAATTTCACAAAATGAAATATTAGCTAAGCATCAAGATATGGCGTCTACTAATGCGGCTCGTATAGAGGAACAAAAAATTGCTGCAGGAGCTAAGGGCGGTAAAAAATTAACTCCCGCACAACTAGCTGTAAGGGTAGAAAACGCAAATAAAGAGTACTCTAAATCAATTAAAGATATGGGGTTTCGTGAAAAAAATGAATACAATGCAAGGCCACCTGAAGAAAAAACTGCGCTAAGAAATGCTTATATAAGAGAGCTTTTAGAACTTGAAGACATTCAGCTACCTGAAGCGCCTGTAAGTGGTGGTAAAGAGAGTAAAGGTGGTTCAGTTCAGCTTTCACCCGCTGCAGAAAAATGGATCAAATAACAACATTAGCATTAGCAATAGGAATATTAAATGTATACATTAGACCAATTAGCTACAGCTCTTAATGCTGCGGCAGCGGCGGGGGATGATAAATCTGCAGAGGAACTGGGAAAAGCATACAAATCTTTACTAGGTCAACAAGCTCAACCAGAAGAACCTGCAGAAGAAGCTAAGCCTGAGCCTACGATGTTACCTGATTCAGATACATCTAGTGATTTCATACGCGGTATTAAAAGCTATATACCGGGTTTAAAAGAAACTGCGCGTGGTGCACAAGTTGGTGCTGGGCTTATAGCTCAGAAATTAGGGGCAGAAGAAACAGGTACAGAACTAATTAAAAGCGGCTTAGCTGGTATGCAAACAGCCCAAGATGAGCAAGTAACTAAAGAAAGTGATACGTTTACTAAAGCTTGGGATAAAGGCATCTGGTCTGTAGTAACTGATTATCTTCCATACCAAGCAGGAGCGGGTGTAGGTAATATTGCTGAGTCTTTAGTAGCTTCTGGTGTTGGTGCTGCTATTGGTGGAGCTTCTACAGGTGGTGTTGGTGCAATTCCCGGAGCTATTGCTGGTTTAGTAGAAAAAGGTTTAATTAAAAGAGGTATTAAAGAACTAGCTGAAAAAGTGGCTGCAGAGCAGGGAGAAGAGGCTGCACAAGATTTAATAGCTAGAGAGTCTAAAGATATACTTAAAGAACAACTTAAAAAAGCTGGTAGTGTTGCAGGTTTAGCTGCTCAAGCTGGGTTTCATGGTATAGGTGAAGTTACAGGCAGAGCTGTTGGAGAAGCTCAAAAAGAAGAAATGACAGCTGAAGAAAAACAAGCTGCTGTAGAAAACATAGATATGAGTAGATTAGCTCCTTCTATGGTAGCGCACGGCGTAGCTGATTTCTTTGCAGAAAAAGTAGGGCTAAGTGGACTGGGCGGTTTTACAAAAGCTAGTTCTGGTAACTTGTTTAAAGACATAATGAAAAACATAGCTATTACTGGGGCAAAAGAAGTACCTCCAGAGCTAATACAAACTATAGCTGAGCGTTACGGCGCAGACTTATCTTTGGCTGATGCTGAGGCTATGAAGGAATATATTGATACTACAGCAGCTTCATTTGCTATGAGTGCAATGCCCGGTGCTGTTGGTGGAGCTCAAGTACGTGCTCGTGGTACCGCTGAACAACAAGCTCAGAAAGCTAAAGAGGAAGAAGAATACTACAAGCAAAAAGAAGTAGAAGGTGAAGGAGGTGGTGGTGAAGAGCAGGAAGAAACTGTAGATATCGGTGAAACAAGAGCACTTACAGCAGAAGAAAAGAAGGCTGCCAAATTAGCTAAAGTAGAAGTAGCTAAAACACCAGAAGAAATAAATACTATGTTGCAGGGTATGGGAATAGACCCAAGCCAACAACTTATGAATAAGGAAGGTAAAGTAGTATCAGCTTTAGATCATTACAATAGCAAAATAGCTGAAGGGGCAAATTCTCAATATGCTCTAAGATCACTTAAATATTATATAAAAGATACTGACCAAGATATTTTATCAGATGAACTTTTAAAACAAGCTGAGCAAAAACAAGTAGAAATAGTTAAGCCTCCAGAAGAATTAGAAGAATTTAATATAGACGACTCAGAAGAAACAGCTATAACCCCAAAAACAGAAGTAGTAAAAGCTCCAGTAGAACTAAAAGAATTTAATATAGACGACTCAGAAGAACTAAAAGAATTTAATATAGACGACTCAGAAGAAGAGATAGTAGTTAAGCCTCCAGAAGAAGAAATAGCTCAGGAGTTTACCCCTACACATATTTTACATGATGTAGTATCGCCTAGATTTCCTAATAGACCATTAAAAGCCCCAATACCTATTCAATTAGTACCAGTTAAAGACCCTAGTGACCCTTTTGAAAATATTTTTTACAAAGACCAACAAGGAAACTTACACACGTCAGATACGGGCAATGATATCAAACCTATAGCTTTAGAAACAAAAGTAGTTAAAGCCCCAGAGCAAAAACAAAAAGACGAGCTAGTAACAGGAACTACTGAAGTAGCCGCCTTACCACAAGAAGAAATTGTAGATGAAGACCTAGAGGAAAAAGCTACTCGAGGTGTTAAATATGGTAGCCTTAAAGCGCTAGGTTTATCCCCTAGTCAAAATAAACAAGTAGTAAATCTTAAAAAAGAAGGTTATGTCCCAACTAAGATTAAAAGTCTTCAGCCTTTAGCAATTAAATTATTAGGGGAGGAAAAAGCTAATAGTCTAAAAGGTGAAGAGCTAATTAAAGCTCTAAGAGATAGAATAAATAGTGACTACACACCTACTGAACAACCTTCTGCTGAAAACTTTTTAAACCAAACATATGAAGGTATGGAAGCTGAACCAGCACGTACTGTAGAAAAAGGTATAGAGTATGCGGGTGCAGCGGAAGGCAAACACATGTTTGACTCTGTAAATTATGATGAGGGCGTAAAGTTAGATGTACAAGCTAAATTACTTAAAGCACAAGAAGCTGAAAATGCTAGAGTAGATGAATTAACAAACCAAATAAATACTAGTCATGCGGCTAAACTAGAGTTAGCAAGTAAAGACGGTAAGATTAGCAAAACAATGAAAGCTGATCTAAGCAGATTAAAAAAAGAAGCCATAGCTAGAATTAAGTCTAAAGAGTTTTCATTAGAAGACCCACTAGAATTTATGTCTTTACCGGAGCTAACAGCAATATATAAAAAGCATGTTGGTAAGGATTACGAAAAAAATGCACCGCAGATAGAAACTTTAGCTAATAAAGATGCTTTTATAAAATCATTATATAAAGATCAAAAAACTAAGGTAGCTGAACTAGCAGATAAACATTTTGAAGGTGAAGTTAGGGCTGTTGCTTTTTCTAGGCATGCTGATACTACTATAAAGGCGCAGAAAGAAGCAGATACTAAACTTCTGGCTAGCCAAGAAAAACAAAGACTCGCTTTAATAAAGAGGGAAAAGAAAGAGCCACTTAAAATTTTATTAGAGCAAATAGATATAGTAGCTAACAAAAAACTTAAAGAAGCACGTGCTGTAACACTAGATACAAAACTAGCAGAAGCTGAAGAAAGCCAGTATGTTAACGATCTTTTAGACAATCAAGAAAGAAAGAAAGCTGCGTCTACAAGGGCTTTGGAAGCTACTATAAACAGTAAAGAAACTCATACCTTTACTGAGATGTTAAATAACATATCTAATCTTGGGTTTTATACCAATAAATCCGTAGCTAAAGGTTTATTACAGCTAGTTGATTCTTTATCTAAAAATGGATTAATACCACAAGTTAATTTTAAAATAGCTAAGTTAGGTAAAGGAGTTAATGGGCAGTTTGATCCTACTACTAATACTATTACTGTAGATGGTACTAAAGGTATTTATGAAGGAGATGGTACACGTACATTAGAGTCTGTACTTCTGCATGAGATGATGCACTATCTAACAGATCATATTATAGATAATAAGGCTAAGTATATTAAGTCTATTAAAGATGAATCTCATAAAGCTCGTGTTGTAGCTGCTTTAAAGAGAATAGAAACAAACTATAAGATAGCTAAAGTATCTCTTGGTAAAGATTTTGAAATAGGTAATATAAAAGAGTTTATAGCTGAAGTAATGTCTAACAAAGACTTTCAACGTGCACTGAGAAAAATACCTAGTAGTAACCCATTTGTAAAAGCTGCAAACTTATTAAGTGATATTGCATTTAATATAGCGAAAGCTTTAGGGTTTAAAAATGACCAATCTTCTATACTAGCTGAATCTTTAGATGACATATTTAATTTAGTTACAGTACCTACTGAGTTTAAAGGTAAAGGTATTTCATTCGCTAAAGCAAAAGGCCCAGCTAAAAAAGCATCTACAAAAGGACTACCAAAAAGTGCCTATGACGTTTCTGGTAGTGCCATACTACAACCAGATATTAAACGTATGGAATATTTTAAACATAGGTTATTAACTAGAGAGGGATGGGCACATACAGTTCATGCTCTACAGAATGACAGATACTTTGCTAAGATATGGGAAGATGTTAATGAGCTAGGCGGTAAAATAATTCATGACCCAAAAGGCACATTTAATAATATTTATACCCAGCTAACTTTAGCACAACAGTCATCGCTTAATTTAAGAAAGAAGTACTTAGCTGAGCCGTCAGATAGATTAAAAGCAGATATTATAAAACTTGATAAACTACTAGGTGAAGACTCTATAGATAAAACACTTCAAATACTGCATAACTTTAAATTAGGTATACATGGTAAAGAGCGTAGATTAACCAAGTATGAGATGACTATTGAGTTAGATAAAGACAAAGTAATAGGAACTAAATCAGGTAATTTTATTAGTCCTGCAGATCGTAGAGCAGCTATTACAGGAACTAGGTTTACTGACCCACTTAATCCTGCTCCGGGATTATTAGATGATCCTAGACTAACACCAGCTCAAGTTGCTAGATTAAAAGCGGAAGTATCATGGCTAGCTAAAAACTATGCTAAACCATTAGATAAAAAGAAATTAGATATAAATAATGACAACTATAACGCAGTGGGACTATCAGCTAAAGAAGAAGATAGGTTTATAAAAGACTATAACGACCTAGCTAGTATAGACCCAAGAGCGCGTGATTTAGTAGACAAAATATTTAAATCTATGGACCAACTAAACAAAGCTACTGAAACACTAGACAAAATGTCTGGGTATTGGTCTAAGCCTGTAGATAACTGGGTAAGGTTCTATGGGTGGAAAAACTATGCACCATTAAAAGGTTTAGATGAGCACAATAAAATAGATGAATCCTTTGAAAGAGAAGGGATGAAAGCAGGTAGAGAGTTTAGAGACTATTATAATACATGGGGTGGACGTGAAACACCATCTGAAAACTCTATGCTTCAAACTATTGCTGATGCAAGTAGGGCTGCTGATCGGGCTGGTAGAAAAGACTTAACTCAGTCTATTAAAAATGCAGCAAAGAAAAGTAAAAATAATACACAGGGTACTGGGATACTAGAAGCTAGAATAGAAGAAACTATACCATTTTCAGATAGAGGTTCTTTAAAAAAACGTAATAGAGAGATGAGGATGCTCCATTATAACTCTGATGGTAGTATTGATATTATAAAATTTGAACCTGAAGCACGTCATATATTTGATTCTATTAGCCGAACTTATAAAGTTACGCACCCCATGTGGAGCGCAGCAAATTGGCTTACTAGTAACGTAGGGCAATTGCATACTAGGTTTAACTATAACTTTGCTCCTATGAACTTTGTTAGAGATACTTTAACTAATGCGTGGGTTATAGGCGCAGAAATGGGACCAAAAGAATCATTTAAGTTTTTAAGTACTGTAGCAAACAGAGTTGTTGTTGGTAAAGGGTTTTATAAAGCTATGAAGGTAGCATCTCTTTATGAAAATAATGATTTCAAAGCCCTAAAAGCCCTTGCTAAAACTGATCCATACATTAAGGATATGGTAGACCTTATTGAGCATGGGGGAAAAGTATCTTACATGCAGGGTATGGGCATTAAAGCTAACTATGAAGACCTACATAAAATAGCAGGTAAGTCAGGGATAATTACTAAGTGGGAAGGAGTCATTAAACTACTTAACATATACAACGAAACGTTTGAAATAGCCAGTAGGTCAGCGGCGTTTGGTATTGTTAAACAACGGTACTTAAATGAAAATCTAAAAGATAAAGGTATTAGTTATAAAGAAGTAAATGGTGTAAGAACATATTCTGATCCTGATGCTGCAGCTGAAGCTGAAGCTGCCGCTAGTGTAAGAGCCGCTGCGTATACTAAAAACCTAGCTAACTTTGAACAAGTGGGTAAGATAGGTAAAGAAATTGGTGCAATATATATGTTTGCTAGACCATCGGCTACAGGTGCAGTTAGGTCTATTGAGGCTATTGCTCCTGCTATGCGTGGGTCTTTAGAAAGAGCTGTTAAAAGCTTACCTGATTCTGGGGCATATAAATTTAAAATAGTTAATGGTGTACGAGTTTATGCAAACCCAGATGCTGTAACTAAATTTAAAGATAATTATAAGGTTAAGCAACAAAACGCTAGGCTTATGACTACTATGTTAATGGCTGCTGGTATGGCTATATATGGTATGTCTTATATGATGGCAGATGATGACGAATTTGAACGTAACAAAACTGCTACTGATAATATGGACCAATGGGCTAGGTTTGCTAGGTTCCATGTACCTAATAATATATCTAAATCATTAGGTATGAAAGACGATACTGTATTCCAATTACCTTGGGGTTTTGGTTTAGGTTCTTTTATGTCTGCTGGTGCACAGATAGCGTCAGTAATAAGTGGGAATATGCCGCTAAAAGAGGCTATAAAAAACATCTTTTTGCAAATTTCATTAGACTCATTTGTACCGATACCAGTTTCTCGCATGGACCCACTTGAAGACCCATTAGAGTTCGCTATAGATTCTTTTATGCCAAGTACTGTTAGGCCATTAATAGAGTTTGCATTAAACAAGAATGGTTTAGGGCAAGATATTTATAGGGAATCTGTTGGAACAAGTACAGGTGGTGAAGCTTATAACAGGGGAGATAAAGTCCCTGAAATATATAATGAGTTAGCAGTATTTCTGTCTCACAACTTTACAAACCCATCTACAGGGGAACCTATTGATATAACTCCTAACTCTTTATACTTCTTTGCTAATAGCTACGTGGACGGCGCTTCTAGACTTGCAGAACTAGCAGGTGGGCCGTTCCTTGGTAAAAAACAATTTGATCCTAAGTTGGACGTGCCTTTGATTGGTTCTTTCTTTGGCTCTGCATCAAGTGTAGATGCTCGTGAGTTTGGTAAGATGGAAGATAGAATTAAAAATATGAAGGGTATGCTTAAGATGTATGAATCTAATCCTGAGCAGTATGAGAAATATGTAGAAGCGCACCCAATGAATGAGGACTTAGTAAAAATATATGAGAAAGCTGTAGGTGGGGATTTAAATGAACTGTACCACGTAGCTAAGGAATATAGAAGGATGGAAGGACTTACTCCTAGTGAAAGAGAAGCCCTTATCAAGCCTGTAACTTTAGAGATAAACTTATATAAACACGAACTACTTGAACAGTTTAAGGCATATGGAATGGAGCCTGATTAACCAACCCTCCACGTTCGTACCCCTATGTATTCATTATGAGTGACTACATAGGATTTAACTTTTACTTTAACTCTTTTTGATCCTGAATCTATAGCATATATTAATTCTGCTGTGCGTAGAGTGGGGATAAAAAAACTATCCCCAACTTCCATAGATTCAAATGGAAACATCCATTCTGGTTCAGCTAATTTATGCTGCATCCTCTAGCCACTCTTTAGGGAATTCTGTTATAAACACATAGCACCATACTGGCTCCAATACTACAGAAGTCTTCCACCCAGTAGTTAGCCGTACTCTAGAATCAGCAGGTTCCATAACTCCTAAGTCTCTCATGGTAGTCTCAAACTCACGTGAACTAATACCACGTTCAGCTAAGTAAGCTTTAAATACTGTCCTAGATACTTGTAATGAACTCTTGTCTGTATCTACTCTAGCTACCAACTGCCCACGAGGTTCCATAGCTACTTTGCTTTCTTTTAGAACCAGCATGTTATTCATATTCTTATTTATAAAGTCACCTAGTATAGATTGATAGTCTATTTTATTAACTGTGATTACTTTATCTTTTATATGAGTCATTTCTGCTACTACACTTGCATATATTCGTTCTAAATCTAGCTTAACTATTCCACTATTAACAGCGATAACGCCAGCGGTCATGTTAGCTTGAATTAAGTTTTCATAGAATCTATAGGCTGAATCGCCTGTGCGGAAGTCTTTTCTAAATCTAAGTTGCCAATATTTCATGGTCTCCATTATAAAATCATCCCCTACATTAAATACCTCTTTAATGAACCTAGGACCAGCATGACCATAGTTATATCTAAATTGGTCAAATACTCTTTGACCAAACTCGCCACCTTTTTCACCACCAAGTAACTCAGGTTTTTTAACAAAGAACTCAATTAGCCTAGCTGTTTCTCCATCAGGTGAAGCTTTAATAGCTTCTAACTTATTATATATAGATTGATTAGTGGTAAATATACCTATTAACGATGCTGACTGCTCGTATTCACGCTCAGCATTAACTGAGCCTTGCATTTTAATTTTAGCTTTACCATGCGATATTTTGTGGATTAGATGACCAAGTGTTTTTGGTTCTTTGTCCCCTATTTCATCTATACCTAAAGTTAAGTTATGTAGAGCTAAATAGCGCCCCGTCATACCATTATCTGTAGCTTCAACTATACTTAGGTCTTTAGGATTACCAAATGTACTTAGCGCCGCATACATAGCTCCAGTCTTACCACAACCTGACCTACCTAACAAAGATACAGCTACGCCTGAAGTAGACGTATAGCACATTAAAGGAGAACCAAACCCACATAGCATTATAAATGCGTGTAGTTCTAACCCTTTCTGGTCTAGCTCGTTAGCAGCGGTTTGCCAATTCTCATAAGAACCTACTGATATTAAATGCCTAGCGGTCCCTTTTACTATTGATGATATAGCCGCTGGTCGTTCTGTACCATCATTACATACTTCAAGGTTTCCTATTACAAAGTTCTTTTTTACCCATATCTCAGGACCGTCTGTTATTTCTTCAGTCCAGCCCATTTGCATGCGCATAATTTCTGCCTGTTGGTTATTAACCATATATTGTCCCCATTTGACTATGTATTGTGTTAGCTGATTTACAGCTGTTGGGTTATAAAAAACACCATTGCCAGACATTATCACTTTAAATTTATCAGTAGAATATACGTCTTTCATTGGTAAGATAAACTCTCTAATTGCATCATTAGGGAGTATAAGTCTCATTACTAAACATTCCCCATCTCCCGGACTAAACATTCTACGTATAGGATATAGATCATGTGGCAGTAATAAGATCGGGTCTTCTGTGTGCTTTACCCCGTCCTTATCTATTTTTGTAGGTGGTATAAAATATATGCCCCCATTCTCACCACGTACAAAAGGCATTAAGAATTTTGGAAACGCTAGAGTAGTTGGCGCTGGAATAACTTCGGTATTCTCGTCCTCCCGAATTGGTTCCTCTTTATAAACTTTATCTCCTGCGATTTGTAGTTCTCTGGCGAGGGCAAAGGGGGAGTTAATTCTTCCTCTATGCTTACACCCACTACATAGCTCAGGTGAATTTGCATGGAACCAGTCGCAGGTTCTTGGTTTCTCAAACGAGTTTGCTGTTTTGATGGTTTCTTCATAGTTATATTTAGAATACTCATTAGACATATCATGTATAGCTGTTTCACCATCTGCACATTTTATAGCTATAGTTAGTCCAGCTGCCCATAAGTCTCTGGACGCTGTCTCTACGTTCATTAAAATGTCGCGTATCTGGGCACAGCCACTACCATTAATACTTTTATCCGCTAGTTCTGCAAAGGTATATGTAAAATTATCTAGCTTTAATATAGCCTTAGTTTCATCATCTAACCCTTTAGGAAGACTAGCTAATATATTACTCATTGAGTTTGTCAAGTCTTCAGTTGAATCTTTGGAACTTTCAGGAGTTTCAGCTCCATCTAAGAAATCTTTAAATGCTTCAAATGAATACTGATTAAACTCTGTATCTATAAACTTGGTAGGTGACGGAGGATTAGTCTTATAATTAAAGGTATCAGGGCAACGCATGATACGTGCACCATCTGCCATTACCGCTGGGTCTGCAAATATTCTATCTAAGCAAAAATGTTTAAACTTTACTGCATAGGGTAAATATTCCTCAAATGGAATTTCATCTTCTAGTAGCCAATATGCATGGATGCCAGTTCCTGAGTCTATCCTTATAGGTGGGGGTAAGTCATTATCTAATACAAATTTATCTAGGGCTTCTAGAGCAGAGGCTTTATCTATGTATCCTTTATTATGTTTTGCTTTATCTTCACCAACATCTAGGTCAATAAAGAATGAGCGGAAACTATGGCAGTCTGTTTTCTTTCTGCTATAGCCGTTAAAAGCACCTAATGCTACAAAAGTATTAAGCCCTTTATTATTCAAAGTATTTATGTGCTCTATTACACCATCTATCGTTTCAGAAAAATAGTTTGTAATCTTGCCTGTATCTGAGTTTATTCCACTGATACAATAAACGCCCTGCCTCGGTAATGCTTTCTTATAGAATTGTTTTAACATAATCTGAGGGGCTAAAAAAGCAGGGTTGCCCCTGCTTATGTTTTTAAAATGTGAGAAGTAGCTTATATCTTTTCTATAACCTAGTCCACTATTTGCGTATCTACTATACTATTTAAATATCCTTTTGCATTTTCTATGCTAGTTACAGGTAAGATACCTTTGGCTAGATCAATCTCTAATATAGAAATTAAATCTGTTATAAGGTCTAAGTTCTTTTCTCGTAAATAGCCACCACGAAACCACGCATAAACAGTCATGCGTGATACTCTCATAAAATCAGCTATGTATTTAGCAGGTAAATTAGCCTTTAAACATAACTTAGCTAAAGCTATACCAGCACTAGTAGAGTTAGAATTTTTTGTTGCATTAATAAATTCATCACTATATGAACGTGCCATTACTATTCCTTATGTTTTAGACCATTTTTTAATAGTAGATGCTACTTCTTCAACTTTATCAGGTGTGATAGTATTAGTAGTTCCACGTTTTACAGGCTCAGATATTTCTTCTGGGTTATTATCTAATGCTTTTAAAAACTCTATTTCTGTAATTTTAGGAGCTTCTTTATACATATGAATACTAATAGCACGTTCTGCATCTTTGCTTTTTGATTGCTCTTCAATAATAGCTAAATCAGATTCAGGTACGCCGCTCACTGGAGAAAATACTACCTTAGAGTAAGTTACTGAAGTATCAAACTGCATTCTAGTTACTATCCTACCAGCACTTACGTTGTTATTAGCTAAGTACTGCACGTAAGGACGGAACGGGCGTTTACCATCTTTCTCTTCACCGAAAACTGAAGTAGATGATAAAACTAATTCCATTACATCACCTGCTGGATCATTAGGTAGAACTACAGCTATTCTCCACTTAAGTGCGCACTTAGAGCCAGTACCGTTATTGCCAGAACCTTTGATGCTATGTGGACAAGTTGAACAGCTAACTGCTGGTGGGTTTTCTACGTCTTTATCTGGGGTATTAGAATCTGAAGACCAGCAAGTGGCATCGGAAGTTTCTCCTTCTACGAAAGCTTTATCATACATAATACGTGAAGCTTTATGCGCCATCTTTACAACTATGATGTTCATGTGGCGGTCTTCTATAGCGCCAATTTCTTTGCTACCTACATACTTACGAAACACACCACCTTTAATTCTTAAACTTTTGTTACCTGTTGAATTACCCGCTACTGCTAAAGTATCAGCATCCAGTCCAGTTTGAACTAGGTGTGGGTTAGAAGCTAAAATATTTGCTAATTCATTACTCATTGTAATTTCCTATTTTGAAGTTGGTTTACGAACAGTTATTGCAAACTCTCTGAACACACTAACGCCGGGGGGTAGACCCTCTTCCTCTACGCTATGTTCTGAAAGAAATGATTTAAAGTTACCTTGGTGTATCCTACGTTCTAGTAGATCAATAGCCTCATGTTCTAGAACAAAATCCTTAAAGCTACCCCAGTCATTGCAGGTAAATCTTTCCTTGGTGCTACGCATAACAGTGCCCTGTGCTGTCTTTATACTATCAGCTCCAGTAGTGTTACATATAGCTAACATTGACTGTTCTAGCAAGAGCATATCAGCTTTAATGAGTTTCTCTTTAGCTTCACAGTCAGCTAATATTCTCTCACGTTCATTACGTAATGTCAAGTATGCTTTTACTAATTCGTCTAAACTTAATTGTTCGTTCATTGTTATATTCCTAGTTCTTCTTTATATAAATCGACAAGTTTTACGTGGTCATCTACTTTACCCTGTAGCATCTCATACATCTTACGTTCTACTTCAGAGCCTTGTAAGTTTACTACCAACATCTTATTAACTTGTCCTAACCTATCCATACGTGCTATACATTGAAGATATGTTTCTACACTCATTACAGGAGACCAAAATATAATAGTGTCTGCCGCTACTAGTGTAATGCCATGTGCTCCAGCTTTAGGTTGTATGATAAGTACTCTTGGTTCGTCTGTAGACTCAAACCTAGTTATTATTGAACTTCTTGTTGATGCGGATACTGCGCCATTAATTATTTCATTGGTGACTCCTTTTGCTGTTAAGTGGTTGGATACTAATTCAATAGTGTGGGTATAGGGAACGAATATGAGTACCTTATGTGATGCCTCATTTATTACATCCATCATTTCTCTAAGACGCGGGCTTACATCAAACTCTACTACCTCATGTGTGTCTGTGTATACTGCCCCACCAGATATTTGTAGTAATTTTGTTAGTCTACTCGCCGCGTTTACTGCACTTATTTCTTCGCCAGCCGCCTCTATAAGCATTTGGTTCTTTAGTTCTTTATAGTACTTAACTACCTGTGGTGTTAAAGGTACTTCTCTTGTTTGATATACTACGTCAGGTAGGTCAAGACATTCTGCTTTGGTAAATCTTATTGCTGGCTGTAGTGCATTAAATACTATCTGTGTAGCTATAGGTCTTGGAACCCACTTAAACTGCGTAGCTTGGAACATAACTTTGTCACGCCATGCAGTAAAAAACTTTGGTACTAAATCAGGTGATACTAATTTAGATAATCCGAACGCATCTAAAGGTGACTGAGCCGCAGGAGTACCTGTCAACATCCAAAGTCGAGTACTTGGTTTTAGTAATTTAGCTAAAGTTTTCCAGCGTTTAGTAGATGCTGTTTTATATGCTGAACATTCATCAACTACTATTAGATCAAAGGCTGTTTTATTTATCTCTTCGCTGACTGTGCACATACCATCAAAGTTTATAATAACAAACTCGTACTCACCGTTTATAATCTTAATTCGTTTAGTAGCATTGCCATGAGCCACACCAGCGGTTCTGTGCATAGCTGTTTTAAATATGTCTGCTTGCCATGCGGAATACATGATAGATAAAGGGCATATAACTAATACTCGTTTAACTATCCCTCTATTCATTAGATAATCAGCCGCCCATATAACGCTAGCTGTTTTTCCAGTACCAGCTTCGTTAAAACAAAACGCTCTATGTCTAAGAGATAAGAACTCAGACGTGGTTCTTTGGTGTAGAAAGGGGGCGTATAATCCGGGCCAGTCGTAGTCTACAGCTATTGGGGAGGGTATCTTTAATGTACTAGATACTCTAGTCATGTGTTGCATTTCTTCTAGCCCCCATGCCATTACTATATCGGCATCAAGTCCATCATCATTTAAAACTAAGCATCGTTCTAAATGGTCAGTAATTAGTGGGACTTTGTTTGAACTAATTTTAAACATTACCGCTTGGTTATCATTTATTAGTTTCATATATTCATTGTATAGATAGTAAAGCCCCTTTCGGGGCTAGTTTTAATTCTTTATTTTTTACGTTCTTTCTTACTTGTTTCGGAAGTTAAACCCCCTTTATTATTACGTGAGAATGAGCGATTTTTAGTAGCTGATTCAATACGTACTCCATCTTTATTAGAACCACCTTTGGACAACGCTTTAACGTGAGCAATATCTTTCCCCTCTCGTTTATCCGCTTCACCATTTTTGTTCTTATCTACGCCTGTTTTATCCATAGCGCGTCTAGCACGTTGCCTTTCCATACGGTTAGCTAACTCACCTCTAGCTACTTGCTGCTGGTATTCTTTTTTATAGGGTCTATCTTCTGGGTTTTTATATGCCATTATCTTCTAGTCCTCTCTCTGTAAAATTCACAATCAGTAATAGGGCACCAACCACACAAAGGAGTAGGGTTAGCAGTCCAAACATTTCTATCGTAAGACATACTCATTCTAGCTAAATCAGGAGTAAATGCTAACCATAATTTATCTATTTGTGTCCTACTGTACGCTTCAGGTACAAAGCTATTATGCACTATGAATAACAGCCCTGCTTTTATGTTCTGTACTTCTGGAAAATGTGCAAACGTCATTAATGCCATAAGTTTTAACTGCTTTACATCTGGATACTTATTACTACCTGTTTTGTAGTCTATTATATAGGCAGTATCACCATGTACTATTAATAAATCTACGATACCTCTAACCCATCTATCTTCAGCATCAAAAGCTATGGGGTGTCTGTCCTTACACAGAGCCATTTCATACTCCGTGTACTTAGTACCCTCTATGTCTATAAGGCTGTCTGTTACTGCTTGAAACTTAGCATAATTAACTGCTAATGGAGTTCCATCTTTCACATAGTCTTCTAGAGCCTTATGCACCTCAGTTCCATAAGTCATAGCCTCAGATACTTTCTGTTCATAGTTCTTCAATACTTTTATTTGGTGGTACTGCTTTGGGCAGTTTAAGTATTGTTTTAAACCTGAAAACGACCATGTGTAGCTACTCATTAACAACTCCTATATTGTTTAATGTCTATTATAACATGACTTTTATTAACAGTCACCATAACTATATCCTGAACTGAACTCACATGCTATAGGTAATCCCTTAGCCCAACTAGGTGGGGTAGACATAACACCTGCAATAAACTTTTCAGCTTCTTCTAATTCATCTTCTGGTACTACGCATACAGCGGCATCGTGCACAGTTAAGGCTGGTTTATAACGCTCATTTATCTTTAGCATCTGTTCACCTACGATTATTCTAGCTAGAGCTTGAACAACATTTTCTACCAATGCCCCACCCCATATAGACTTCATACCCATACGTGATTTATATTGGTAGTAGCTTTTTACTTCTTCTGTGTACAGGTGTAGGTCTGGGTACTGTATATATAAACCGTTAGGTAGTTGTATTCCTTTTTTAGTTACTAGTAAGCACTTGTTCTTTCCATAGTAATAGTCTTTTCTAGCAGTTTTTTCCCCCGCAAAGTTTGTATACTCCCAATTAGCAAGATTTTTTATTACCATATCTCCGTCTTTCCATAGAGATATAATCTTATCATTAGTCTCTCTATATAATCTTACTATACCCTCACATTCCTCTAATGGTAGGTCAGCTCCGGGGGGTTGGGTCTTTAAAGTGTGTTGTAATTTAGCCGCACCTGTACCAAACCCAAGTCCTAAAATACAAGTTTTACCAACAAAACGCTCAATAGGGTTTGCTTTGCTAATAGTTTTATCATATATCTTAGAAGCAAAGATAGAGTACACGTCCTCTTCGTTGGCAAATTGTTCTGTTACATCATCTTGCCCAGCTAACCAAGCTAACACCCTAGCCTCAATCTGTGAAGAATCGCAGTTAATAACTATATAACCATCTTCAGCCATAATAGAGTTCTTCAGAGCTTTCTTTTTCTTATCCCTACTAGGTAAATTCTGTGCATTAATAGCGTCTAAGCCACTCCATCTTCCAGTATGCGCGCCGTAGTATTTTAATGGGATAGGTAAATAGCCCTTATTTCGTGCGCCAATACCTATAAAGCGTTCTAGCCTTGATTCTTCTATCGTAGACTTAGTACCAAGCCTTACTGTACATAGTTGCTGTATGAATAAGTTTTGGTTCTCAGATAACTCTATAAAACCCAAATCATTCTTAGCTAAGGCATAAGTTTCTTTGCCAGTAGTATTGCTCGTTTTCATAGGAGGTTTAATTCCTAGCTCAACTAATAGTTCTGCAAATTGTTTATTACTAGCTAACTTTTTACGTACTTCCTCGTCTGTATCGCAGTTAAGTTTTTCTTTTAAAGAGCTAAGCATCATCTGCTTTTCTTCTACAACTTCGTCTAGCCTTTCAACTAACATGGCATCATCGACTTTAAATACAGGGAATATAAACATCCTCAAAGTCATATCAATTAAGCTAAGTTCGTCTTTTGGAAAGTCAGCTATTAGTATTTTATATAATTCAAATGTAATATCGACATCGTTTATGCAATAGTCGGCATAGTTTTTCAATTCAACGCTAGTAAAGTCTTTTCTACGTTTACCTTTTGCATCATTTACTTCTGTACCTTTTTCATTTAGCCCGTATCTAATTGCTAATGATGCCAGTGATCCACCCACATCTACACCATGATGCGCTCTAGCCATACTAAGTGTATCTATATATAACTCAGGCTCTATTCCTAGTATCCATTTGAGTATAGCGCCGTCAAACATTGTGTTATGGCACACAAGAATAGAGTTAGCCCAGTCATACTTAGCTAGAGATACTTTTAATTCTTCATGTGTACCTGTATGCCACTCTGTCTGAGCGCCGCCTACCTTTATACCTACACCTATAATCTCAAATCTTTTATCTCTAATATATTCTTCAGTAGTTTGCTTTCTTAATGTATAGCCCTGCGCCCAATAAGTTTCAAAATCCAAAGTTATAATCATAAATACCCTAAAGCGTTAGCTATCCATACTAAGTTAGTACCAATAAACCCTGAGAGTATGAAGTTCTGTATTCTAATTAGAGTCATAAATCTAGCGGCGGCTAATTCTAATAGCCATATTTCTTCCTCAAACTTTCCTGAGTCTTCCATATCATCTACGATACTAAATAGCCCACCTATAATTGCCTTAGTAGGCATCGACGGTTCTTCTCTTACTGTTCTTTTTTTCATTGTATTACCTTTGATGTTTAATTATGTTATCGCCCCAAAGTTCTGACTCTTTATAACACTCAGTGCATATCTTTAAGTTAAGTGAGTAGTATTGTCGGAACCTTGTACACTTATGTGGAGGACAAAACCATCTCTTAATTAAGGCCCTCATTACGTCTCCTAATGTGCTCATCAACTGATTTATCGTACCCTGCAATCTGTTCCGCAGTGGTTGCGCAGGTTGATCTAACAAACTTATACCGATAGGAGTCTAGTTTTAATTCCTCTATCTCAGCTTTCAACTCTGCTATCTCATCCTGTAGTGCGGTAATCTTTTTTAATTGCCTTAAAAATAAGTCGTAATCGCCATCACCTTCAATCATCACTCCTCCGAGGCTTCTAGTATGTTAATCCTACGGTTTAAGTAGTATTGTGCTTTCTTTAAGTCTTCCAACTTACTTATCTTGTATCCTGCACGAGACACATACTTAATCACATTAGCAAGGCAGTAGTCTTTATCCAAACCTTTAGCTTCTATATAGTCTATTGTCTCAACGCCACCATGTGTGTAGTGGCTAGGGCTATTGATAGGGTCAGGCTTGGCACTCTCTTTTATTTTCCACATAGGTTGTACTGTGGTTTCTTCATTTATCATTTTATAGTCCTCGTATTGTTTAGGGTAGCACCAAAGATTTATAGGGGGGAATATGAAGTCAGCCCATTTCATTTTCTTTTAGGTACTTTTTTTAATAATCTTTTTTCATATTGTTTTAAAAGAAAGTTTGTGTAGCTCATCACCATCCACTCCTCTCTGCACTCTCAGTACATTCTTTACTACACCATCGCCTACCATCCGATACAGGGGCATCACACTCCCAACATTGTCCTGACTCGTTAGGAAAGATGTCTAATTTAGTGCCTTTCGCAATGGCTATTTGCTTATCTAGGATAAGCTGTGCCTGGTCATTGGCTTTGTCTGCTATGTCAGCCATAACTCTTCTCACACGCTCGGAATGGATTTCGCAGGGATATAGTTATTACCCATGCCGTTCTTTGCTTATTAGTTTTTTTGTTTGCCATATCTCAACAATGTGCTAATAAAGTAGCGTTAAATATTATTGACATAATAAGTAAGGCTGTTAGTATCACACCATACACATAGTATTTTGTAGCTCGTTTTTCACTTTCATCTGCATTATAAAATCTCATCTTCATCACCATTTTCAAGTTTTAAAATGTCAGCTAGTATAGCATAATACCCACAATAGGACAGGCAAGCTTCATATGAGCCATCATGAGTGTCCTCCCAACCGTTGCACTTAGCCTTTGCAACTGCAGCTTTAGCTTGTAGCTCTTCTTTATTCATAACTTACCTCCCTTTAAAGTTAAACCCTTAGCAGCAAGTACGTCTTTTATCTCTTTTAAAGAATGCTTACCTAAGTTTTGTGTACACAGCATTTGGTTTTCCGTACGTTGCACTAAGTCTTCAATAGTAATTATATTCTCCGACTCAAAACAGTTCCGTACACGGGTCCGTACACGGGTAGTGAATAACATATCTGACACCAGTGCCTTAAGATAAGGGTTATGGGGCTCTTCTGTTGTCCTAGCTCGTTCCTCTAGCATTGCATCTGCGTAGGCGTAAGCTGACTTAGTTAGTGCGTCCTTATTCTTCTCTTCCTTACCATGAAGCCGTGCCTCTGGGTCCCAACCTAGAAATTGAATCATCCCTTGCAGTGCAGCTATAGCTATCTTATCTCTTAACTTACTCATCTCTTTTCTCCATACCAATAGGTGCATTGACCTCTTTCATATAATCTAAAACCGCTTGTGCTAAAACACTTTTATTATCTTGTCTCATACATAGCACTAGGCGTTTTATATTATCTTGTTGTATATCAAATTCAAGCTGCTCTAAAAAGGCTTTAAACACTCCAAAGTTCTCTTGCTCATGGTTAAAGTCAATAACCCATCTATCATGTTCGGTGCGATAGTTTAGTATTATTTGGTTACTCATCTCTTTTACCCTTCTCTGCCAGCATTGCGTCTGCCATTTCATAAGCCGTAAGTGCAATCCTTCTTGTATCTTCCCAAGTTGGCCTACTTACCACTACCCCTTGCATAGCCAAGCCAGCAAAGCGGTCTCGTAGAGATATAGTATTTTTACCCATTGCTCTAGTTAAAACCCTTTCTATAAATATTTCATGCTCTAGTATATTTATTTCTTTCTCTAAATCTTTCTTACTTGTCATTACTCACCTCCAATGCCGTGCATATCTTCTGCAAACTTAACACCTTTTACAAAAGCTTCTCTCGTAACATTAAACATTGACTGATTACCCTCGCTTATTTGTTGGGGGGTTAAAGGCTCACACTCAGGTTGGGCGAGGAGTTCTTGTATTTCTTTGAGTAGTTCATTGCTGATAAAGAAATCACCTCTGTTATCACCTTCCGCTAATCTTCTTAACAAATCCATTTCTTTACTCATTCCCCACCTCCAATGCCGTGATGTTTTTCAGCGTCTCGAAATCCCCAAATGTATTCTTGATTATCCATATCAGAAGCGTCTCTACCGTACAATATTTTTATCTGCCTATCACTCAAAGGTCCACGCTCAGGTTGGTTAAGTAGCTTTTGAATTGCAACTATTAAATGCATATCCTGAACATAGGCAAAATTCTCAACAACTTTCTCTAGCAATTCTCTTTCTCTACTCATCACACACCTCCTCAACTTCAGCATTAGCACCTATGTGTACAAGAGCGTCACCTAAATAACACCTAGAGTACATACCATCTATACGCTCAAGCGTGAACACAGTTTGGCTATCATCATCAACTAAAGTAAATCTACTATCTCTTGGTAATTCATATAATTTCATTTCTTTCTCCAGTACATACTATGGATTGCTTTAGTGCATCTTCTTATAGGTGATATGTATTCATACTTAAACTTACCATCTCTTTTGGCTTCTAAGAACCATGCTATACGACAGCGCCTATTTGTAATCTTCATTTGTTAATGCCCTCATCTATTTCGTTCTATAGCATACTTACGTTCAAGAGCCACCATACTAGCCCCCTCAAAAGTACTGTAGTGTTTGCTTAAACTGTTTATTATATCTGGAAGTTGGTCTACGTTCTCTGCATTTATACAGATGCCAGTTCCTCCGTTCGTTATAATCCTACCTAACTCACGCTCCTGTAACGTCGTTGGCTTAAGATTATCAGCCTTGCACTCAATAGCTAAGAAGCACCCTCGCACACAGCATATGATATCTGGAATAGCTGACCTACCGTAACCATTAGCCGCTGGAAAGAAATACCATACCCCTGCGTTATCTAATATCTTCTTAACCTTATCTTTAACTACGCCCTCTTTAGTTCTCATAATCTTCACCCTCTATATCTATATGGTCTCCCACTCTTGGCATTACTTCACCTGTTACTTTATTATAATATTCTGCTAACGCTATGCCCTCATACTCTGTGTACCAATGCGCTGGGGGGTCTTTAGATTCTTGCTTGACAGTACTTAACGTACTGATAGGTGCTCCCATTGTTCTAGCCATAGAAGCTAAACTGTACCCCCTGCTGTATAAGACTTTTAGTGCTAATGCAAAATCAATGTCCCTGTCCATTGTTCACCCTCCCATCTATTAACTGTTTAAGTCTTATATCATCACAATACTTAACTACTTTTTTATTTTTACGTAAGAAATTTATTGTTAGTATTGCATTGCCAGATATAGTTATCCGATTCTTCTTAGTAGAGCATGGGTCAAATGCTAGTAAGTCTATTATGTAAGGTAGCCATTCGTCTATCTCAGCTTTGTTATAAACTTTACTACCATCCATCATAATATACATATGCTTAGGCATCATATAGCGTGGGTTTACTGCTACTTTAGACCTCAGTTTAGAGTATGTAATACCTATTATTTTAGCTAGTTCAGCCATGTTATACGCATTGTCGTCCTTTTCAGCTCTGAGTGTCTCTACTGATTTAGTGCGGTTAGGGATACGTTTAGGTATCTTAGGGACTTCAACAATTACACCCTCTGTTCTTAATTTCTCTGCGAGTGCGGCGGCTTTCCTAATAGCTGTCTTCTCCCTCTTCTCTGCATTAAGAACCTCCTTGTTCCGGTGATAGTATTTCCTAGCGTCCTCCCTTTTTTTCTCAAGGTTATCTTTATAATATTGTTTACGGTATTTCATTTGTGTGGTATCTTTATTACTCATTGTATTAATCCTGATGTGTGCGCTTTGCGCTCATGTGGGCTACCTTAAAAAAGTAGCCCTTTTTTTTGTTTATTACTCGCTTTGCTGTGTGTCTAGCAATGGAGTATCTTCTACCTTAAACTGCGATTCATTCAATCGGTTATCTAAGTCTTCGTCTACTCTAATCTGCATTCTTTGTTGTAGGTAG